ACGGTTGTTGGAACTATTCCTGCGGTTCGGATGGCGTTGCAGTATCGTTGCATGGTCAAAAGATTTTAAGCCCGTCCGCAATCTTCTTGGCGGTGCTGGCGTGGTTGGCTTTGTCAAGGTACTGCCTGAACTCCCAGTCCGCATTCAAATCGTCAGCGGTCAGGTAGTAGGGAAGATGCCTGCACTCGTAAGGTGCGACCATCCTTGCCCCTCCGATGACCACCCGCTGATAGCGTTGGTGATGGTAGAAAGCAAAGGTCGTGTCAACGGGCGCAAGTTGCAGGTCGTGGAAGTACGGTTGATTCTTGTAGCGCAGTTCGGCTTGCTGGAAGAACAAAGCATCGGTAGGCACATCGTCCGTCCGAATGCCAAGGCCGATTTTGTCCTTGACCGAGAACTTGACCCCGTTAAACGGGTCGCCTTCCTCCTGTTCGTACATATAAGATTTTTCGGGTAGGTCATACCAAAGTTCCCGCATCCGTAGGAGCGTGTCATCGGGCAGGGCCGAAAGGTCAAGGTCAGGGTCCGTGACGATGTAGTCGGGGTAGCCCATGTCAAACAACTGCTGCGGGATTTGGGCCTGCCATGCTACGAGGTGGCCGAAATTGCCCCCCGTGCGGATTACTGCAACCTCGTTGGCTTCCAGTTTCAGTTGCTCGTACCATTCCAGCGTGGGGCCGTAGGTGGAATCGTTGTCCACGATTAGAATGGGTCCAACCCCAGGCATCCGCATCAGTTTCTTGACCATCGCCTTCGGCCAAGTGTAGAGGTTGAAGTTGGTGATGATGACAGGGATTTTGGCCATGGCTAAAATGTGATAACGAACTTATCCGGACCTGGCCACCCCTTGCAGGAGTTATAGACGGTCATGCCTTCCCTCTTCCCGATCCAATGCTCTGCCTGCCAGCGGTGTTCCCTTACGGGTTCGCCCAGTTCACGGATGTGGGACGACTTAGCCCACCAAAAAGTCCCCGCAAAGTAGGGATACCCGTCGGGGTTGTTGTGGTCAGCGATTTGGGGGAACTCTTCCTTGGTCAGCCAGTAGGCTCCGACGCAGTCCACATTGGCGAGTTCTGCGATGGCCCGCTCCCAAGCGACCACATTGAAGAACACCATGGACCTGCACCAAAGTTGGTTGATGAGGCTGGGGTCGGAACTGCCCTTGGTATGCCCGTACAGGTAGGCGGCATCCTCGGTTTGGCTCGCTCGGTACATCTCGGTGAGGGTCGCTTGCTCCCAAGCGTTTGTGCGGGTCACAACTATTCTAATCTTCGAAGCGACGAGTGAGTTGTCCAGGATATCCTTAACCAACTTCCGCTGGTCGGGTGGGCCGACGATGCCGACACGGATTTCGTCAAGTTGCTCAATCAAGCCGTAGTTGCACAGGGCCATCATGTGTTGGTGCATGATGAGTTGCCATTGGCCGCCTCCGCCGCAATAGATGTGGTAGTAGTGTACGAGTTTCATAATAGGGAAGCGATTGCAAAAATCAAAACCAATAAGAGGAAGAATCTGCCAAAAATCAAAAGCAAATCAATGATGGATTCGAGGTTCATGGGGTCGGGGGGATTGCTTCTACTACTTGACCATGTTCGTACTCCGTAATGATGTAAGCCCCTTCTGGTAACTCTTTCAAATCAACGCCTTCCAACTCATGCTCTTTATACGCATACATTCGCCGAATGCCATTCTTTATCACATAGTCGTACAACGAGTTTGTCATTTCGCTCTCATGTTCCAGCATAACGAACAAGTCGGATTTTGGATTGACCGACCTTAAACGGTACATTTTCATACCCCAAAGTTACACCACAAGATACTTGCCCGAGTTGCTGACCGCCAATTTGTTGAGGGCCACATAGCGGAGGGCATCGCAGGCGTGGTTGTAGGAATCAATCGGGACCCCTGTATCCTTGCCGTCCTTGTCCGTGGCCCAAGTGTACGAGCGGAGTTCTTTGATGAGGTTCACGGAATCCTTGGTCACATGAAGGTTGAACCGCTTCACGATGTCAATCCCCTGCCTTACCGAATCGGGTCCCTTGCTTGCGGGCTTGATGTTGAACCCCAAGCGATAGATTTCCTCAATGGACTTCGGTTCTGCTGAATCCGCCACGATTTCCCACGCACGGGTAATGCCGAACTCTTTCAGTCGGACGGCAATGTCGCTATTGGTCAAGCCACGATGGTAGAGCAACTCATGCACAAACAAGTCGTCACCCCTGCGGTAAACTGCGACCAAGGCCGTGGGGTCCGTGCTGAAGCCCCAGTCAAGCCCGTAGGCGACGAATTTCATCGTGGATGGGTCTATACCCTCAACCACCGTGTAATCGCCGTAGATAGCCCCCTGTAGCGTCCCGACTTGACCGAGGCCGTACACCTTCCACCAGTTCGCCCAATAGGCGGAGGTTTCCGCTTTGGTGCGGTTCAGTTCGATGTCGTTGCGGATGGTGTCGGGAAGGGCTTCGTTGTCTTGGTATGTGAGGATGAGGAACTCCGCATCGGCTTCGGGTAAGACCTCGGTGTGCGCCCAAAACTCATGCGTCGGGTTGAAGTCAATGTAAATCTCCTGACTTGTACGGATGGCAAGTTGGTAATACGAATCGAAGTCGATGTTGTTGGCCTCGTTTATGTAAAGGATTTGCCTCCTTGCCCCACGGAGCCGTGCTTCGGAATCAGCGGAAAAGAACTCAATCGTGGACCCGTTGGCGAAGTTGTACTGCAGGAGGGTCTTGTTCCACCTATCAGGAACCCAACGATGGGTCCATTGCATAATCTTGGCAAAGTCCTTTATCGCCCCCCGTCGTAGGTGGGGCACGGATTCGGACACGACCGATATTTCCGACTTGGGGAACCGAGCGGCGTGGTCAATGAGGACCGCCAATATTGCAAGTGTTTTTCCTCCCCCGCCCGTTAAAGCGGGGGCAAGCATCCAGCAGATGTCCCGCCCTGAATTACCTTCTTTCGGGCAGTCATCCGCCGTATTCGGCTGATTGCTGATGTGTACTTAAAGTCCATCTCCAAATAATGGTTGCTCAATGGTGACGCTGGTCTCTTGCTTTTCTACAAGACCGTTTAACCGCTGCGTGATGGAGGGGTTGTAGAACGAGAGCAGGCCACCAATGATTTGGTCCTCTCGGATTTCTTCCCGAATCGCACGGCAGATACCACCGAACTCCTCGTAGTAACCCTCTTTGTTCTCAAAATAGTGCTGGACCTCCCCGTAATTATTGCGGCAAAACCGCTTGAACCCTTCCAAGGTCAGCGGCACTTTGGCGGGGTCTTCCTTCTTCAACCCATCCTTCCCGACATACTGCACCCGCTTCCATTGTTCGCCTTGGACCTTCACATCCTCCTTGAAGGCGGCCCATGCTTTTCCAAGGTCTTCGGGGGTCTTGAATATCCTCGTTGGGTGCATCAGTATTCGATTTTGTCTATCAGCGAATCAATCTTGTCCACGATTTTCATCTTCACCGCAAAGGCGTTGGGCGAGTTGGAATCGTCTACCGCTCCAATGCAGTCGCAGAGGGTCGTGATGACCATCATCAGCGAATCCATGCGGGCTTGGACTTGGGCCTCATCATTGGGGGCTTTGGTTGAGGGCATGGGTAACGGTGTGGTGGTTGGCTTGGGCGAACTGGTCCGCCTCTTGGTAAATGTATTGGAGTGCCGATTTTACGCAGTCAGCGCACCACCAATTCGTGTTGGGCCTGCCGTGGGCGACGAGGATGGTCTGCAGGTCGTGGACCGCTTCGGGGGACAACCGCATAAACAGGGCGGCCTGGTACTGGTCCCAATAGTGGCGGTGTTTGGTTGCCAGCACGTACTCGTCTTGGGTCATCGGTTCGTCAGTTGCAGGATTACAACGGTCAACCCCGCAGAGGCGAGGCCGTAAACGGGGGCGAGAACCCAACCGCAGGTGGGCAGGGTCAGGGCCACCGCCACCCAAAAGGTGAGGCAGGTGACGCAACTGAACGGCTTGTGCCTGCCCAGCCAAGTCGTGTACCACCATTGGGGGAGGACATGATACTCCGCAATGGCGAGGGCGGTCAAACTACTTATCAGCAGGGGAAATATCAGCGTGTCCATGGTTTTGGATGGCGGCCTTGATTTTGGCCTTGGCTTGGTCTATGGAATAGATTATAGAACGGTACGGAATACCCGTGTCCCTTGAAAGTTTCTTCATGTTCCCCGTTCGCAGGTGCAAGCGGAGCAGTTCCTTGTCATAAGGGAACGCCCCGTCCTTGGCCCAAGTGTCCATCTCCGCTTCGGCGATGGCCCACAGGTCGTCCATGAGGGAATCGTACTCGGCTTGTGGTATGGGCGAATCGGGGTCCAGTTCCTCCAGTAAATCGTGGTGGCGGTACTTTTGGGCGAATTGATTGTTCTTGCCTCGGTACAGGTTGAGCAGCAACCGAACCACATAGAACTTGAAGTAGCCCTGCGATTGGATTTGCAGGATTTTGGCGGGGTCCTTTTCCAGCAGAATCAGCACGCACTCCTGCTCCAAGTCCCTCCAAAGCGGGTCGCCCCCCGTGATGGTGAGGCAAGCCTTTCGGATTTCGCCCGTGCGGTAGAGGTCGAGGATTACGGTTTCTGCGGATGCCATGCACAAAGATTGCAAAAAAAAAGGGTCAGCGGTTAGGCCGACCCCGTGGTGATGTGTGCGGTTTTGGGCTACTCTCCGCTCGGAAGTTGCAGGGTGTCAGTGATATAAGCCCCCTCGGCGGTCTGCAAATACTCTTGGGCATTGTTGAAAACTTGCCTCCGAAGGTATCGCAGTTGAGGCTTCGCTTTGCAATCGTTGTGGAAGGATTCAAGGTTTATGATTATCGTGCTATAGTGGCGGTTCAGTTCCTTCCCGATGGCCATGAAGGTGAACAGGTACTCGTTGTATGCGATGTCGGCCACGATGTTCCGAGCGATGACGCAGGGCCGTTCCCGTGACGGAGAGCGCACCTGGTCGGGCGTGATGCCGAATATTGCCGCCGTGGTGTCAACAAGATGATGGATGAGGGCTGGGGTCATGGCTTAAACGATTTCGGGGATAGGCATATAGTAAAGCACTTCATGGGTAAACCAGGAGTGGTTCTCGGAGTACCACATACTCCCATCATACCAAGCGACGGCCTGATATCCTTCGTTGTCAGTAATCAGCACGGGGTAGCCCTGTAAGGGCATTTGGTCTTGGGGGCGTATCCAGGGCATGGCTTAGGCGTTTTTGGCTTGAAGTATTCTTCCGAGCAGGGTCCAGTTCACTCTCCACGGAGAAATGGTTTCGGAGCGGTCGGGGCGTGAGCAATTCACGCACTCCTTGCGGATGTGGATTTGCCAGCGGCGGAAATCGGTGGGGGTTGGTTTCATGGGTTAGGGGTTGGGGGATTAATCTTTTAAGTAGAGGTAACAGCAGACAAGAAATATCAAAACAACAACAAACTCAACAACAATGGCTGCTTCAGGGGAT